GTAATGCTTGCGAAGCCGAAGACCACACAGTCTTCGCTTTCTCCATGATGTTCTTTAAGATCATATAAATACTCCTTCCGTACTTGGCAATAGATTGGTGGTATGTTTGCATTTAAATAAGACATAGGATCATTTGATTGTACCCCAATTTGGTCCAGATTCAAAGTCAACTTTATTTTTTATAGTAAAATCTGGTATTGTTGTTTCCATAATCTCCTTAATTAAACTAGCTTGTTTATCATCCACAACAGATATACATAATTCATCGTGTATCTGTATGTGAGGTATTATACCTTTTTCATACAAATCTACCATAGCTTTTTTAGTCATATCAGCCGCAGATCCTTGGATTAATCTATTTAAAGCTTTGTAAGTAAATGCAGGTGTATAATTATATTTAAAGTTATCCATATAATTAGGATCTATTTTACCTTCTTTATATTTCTCTAACATCTCAGCTTTAAAAGCTTGTCGAGCTTCTTCCTCAGTATATAATTTAACTTCTTTGTATCTATTTTTTACAGGATCCCACTCTCTATCTAATGTTTCCCATTTATTAAATCTACAAAACCTATCATACAAAGTAAATAAAAGTTTATTTTCTTTTGCAAACTCAATTAAACCTTGAGATAAATCTCTTACAAAAGGTACTTTCTCATGATACTCATCAAATAATTTTTTAGCTTGTAATTTATCTAAACCTAATTCAGCTTGTAATTTTATTTTCCCCATACCATAAAACAATCCTAGATTAATTGTTTTTGCTTGTGTTCTAGAAATTTTTGCCATATCAGCAACAATTTGATGGAAGTCAGCATCATTCTTATTAAACTCTTGTTCTAAATCTTCTGTTTTTTGTAAACCTAATTTGATAGCATAGTGTACTACAATCCTTGGTTCTTGTTGTGAGTAGTCAAAACTACCCCACTTCATGCCTTCTTCAGGTAAAAACATTTCTCTCATTTTTTTACCGATATAACCTTTAGATGGTATTTGTTGTAAGTTAGGGTTAGACATAGAAAATCTGCCAGTTACAGTACCACCAGCATCTGATCTAATTTGATTTACATCTGCATGTATTCTACCCTCATGTACATAACCCAGTAAACCAGTGATAAATGTATTAACTGTCTTGTCATATTCTCTTGCTTTAGCAATCATTCTTAAACATTTATTCTTGTGTGTTTTTAAATAATCTTTTGGAAGTTGTGGCATTTTAGATTTAGGAGTTACTTTGTAATCTGTAATACCTTGTTGATCTAATAAATTTTTTATAGATGCAGCTGCCCAAATGTCAATCTTGACACCAGTTTCATTTTCTATTGCTTGTAATATTTGATTTTTTCTTTTTGTAAGGTGTTCACCAAAATGTTTAATTTTAGGAACATCAATTCTAACGCCTTTAAATTTCATGTCAACTAAACAACGAAATAATTTAGTTTCTAATTCAAAAATTTTTCTACAAGTTTTTTCTTCCTTCTTGCCATTTTCATGTATTTTGGTATATAATACTTCGTCAAGTTTTTTATCAAAAAGATTCCATAACTTTAAAGTTAAATTCACGTCTTGTTTTGCATATTCTTTTACAATCTCTCCAGGTATTTTATGCATGCTAGTCATCGGGTCCTTAATCATACCCTCAGACCACTCTAAAACTTTTTGTTGTAAGTCATATTTATATTTTGATTCATTTAAATAATCTTTAGATAAAGAATCTAATGAATATTTAAATCTAGTTTCATCAATTACTGATGCTGCAATCATAGTATCAACCAATCTACCTTGTAACATTTTACCAGTAGTCGATCTTAGCCAACAAACATCATAAATTGCATTGTGAAAAACCTTTGTAATATCAGGGTTTTGCAACAATTTCTTATTCATTTGTTCCCAAAACTTAGACAGCTCTTCTTCTGATTTATTATCATCACTATGTTTTAATGAAAAATAAACTGTATCTTTCCCGGTAGCTACAGCTACACCAGTTATAAAACCATCTTTTCTTATGGCTCCCAAACCTTTTGTTTTAAGGTTAGGATCATAGGTTTCTATATCAATTGCTACAGTATCTATTCCTTTTAAATCTAAGTCTTCTGGATGTTTACACATTGTAATCCCTCTCCAATATCATTTCTAAATAATGAATTGCTTTCTTAATATCTTCTGCTTTGCCCTTGTTAGAGTGTCTGCATATATACTTTATAGCGTTGCCTTCTGCAAAAAGCAACTTGTTTTCATTTATAAAATGTGCGGGTTGAATTTTCATAGACTTATAATGTTTCCCGCCTACTTGTTTTTCTAATGAATTATAAGTTATATCTTTAAACATATCTTTGTGTGTCATCTTCCTCCTTTATGTTGTTAAATGTAAATAAATCCACAAACATGTGAACATTGTTATTGTTAATAAATCCATTTTTGCTATCATCTTCCTCCTAGTGTGTATTTACCTTGTGATGCTATAGTCCAACAATCTATTCTGCCTCGACTATAGGCTACATATTTTAATCGTAATTGAGTAAAATAATTTTCTTTTCTTGTTGCAGTTAAATCAACAATAACGTTGTCAAATGTCATACCTTTTACAGTGTGAATATTTCCATATTGAACTCTAATATCTCCATCAAAATCAAAACCTTTTCTTAAAATTTTATTTATATAAACTAATCTATCTTTTTCTGTTTTGGTTCTAACCATTGCAAAATCAGTTTCTTGTGTTGGTTTTAAATAACCTTTACTAATTAAAGTATCTATTGTGTAATCTTGGTTAATCCAATCTTCAAAAGTTTCTTGTCCTTTACCTCTAACAACTACTTTACTTCCTATGTAACTCCAAAAATCTTTTATTTGTTTTAATGATACCGGTTTACCTTTTACAAACTCTGGCCATACTTTGTGACATCTTAATTCTTTCTTTGGCACGTGAGCCGTGTTCCCTACATGAGCAAACTCGATTCCATGATCTTTAAAAAATTCCTTGACCCAAGTATCAGAAGGGTTGCCTCTAAAAGTAAATAAAAAAGTTTCCTTAGTATTTTTTATTTTATCTAAAAGCTTTTCCATAGCACTAGATTTAGTTTTTAAACTTGGTAAATAATAATGATTGCCAACTATACCTTCAGCGGGTTTCCAAACTCTATCATAACCATAGTGGTCCCATATAGGTTTGATTATGCTCTTACATAATTTGTTAATAGTTTCTCCACATCTATAACCTTGTTCTAATTGTTCTGCATCTTTGGATAATTTATGATAGTAGTCTGCCTTAGCTCCTGCAAATTCAAATATAGTTTGATCTGCATCACCTACCATATAATATTCTTTTGCATTAGTTGACATCTTTTCTAATGCTTCTGTTTGAGCAACGTTACTGTCTTGAGCTTCATCTACAATTAATGCATCTATGTCTGGTTCTTTTGCCTTGTCTAAAAATTCTTTAATCATGTCATCATAGTCACAAACATTATTATTTTTTTTGTAATCAATATAAATAGGTTCCATTTCTTCAATCATGTTAATGCTGTAAGGTCTGTAAGAATCTCGATCACATACTTTCCAAAACTGTTTTAAGTCATCATAACCTCTACCAAATGCGTCTTTTAAATATTTATAAAAATTATGTTTATCAGGATCAAATCCTTGAATAGATTGAATTTTAAATAAAGTATTTATCATACCTAAATTTTTATGATCATCTGCATCAAACACTTCTTTTTTACCCACTAATCTGCTTTTACAAAAAGAATGAATAGTACAAATTTTATATTTTAAAGACTTTTTAGTAAGTCCTTTTTCTTTTATTTCTGGTAGTTTAAGTATTGCATCTCTAATTTCTTTAGCTGCAACATTAGTATGAGATAATACTATTATATTATTATGTGAATATTTTTTTAATAACTCTAAATATTTAGCAGTTAAAAACATATTAGTCTTCCCTGTACCTGGAGGACCTGAAATAAACTTAGGACTCATTTGCTATCTCCTTTACCTCGTGTGCTTCTCCTTCTATAATTAAATCATCATTATTTAATTCATAATTAAATACTCTCCAAGATACACAAGATTTATTATTAATTTTACCTTTTATCTTTCTAGCTTTTAAAATTCTTTGTATCTTTAAAACTAAATCTACTCTTTCAAAATTAACTCTTTGTTTTTGTAAATAGTCTTCGAATGAATCTAAATCAAATTCTAACTGTGCTCTTTTCATATTATAGTATGGAAAACCATAGTTAGCTAATTCCTTCTTATCAGTATACGCTTTTGTCTCTTGAATATATTTACTAAAGTATTTTTTAAATTTTAAATCTTCATCAGCTTCTTCAACATAGTATTCTGATAAAGTTCTTGATTCAAATTTCATTCTCATTACAGTTTCAAATTCATCATCTTTCATTTTAGGAATCCAAACTGATGCTTGACTTATGATTGCATCATAAAACAATTTTCTATTTCTAAGTGTTGGACCATCTATGGTTACAACTTTCTTTTCTGTTTTACTTTGGAATACTGAATTAACCTCTACATGAAATCTGTTACCACCATACTCTATTATATCTCCAATAGATTCTCTAGCTGCTTCATTTACAGATTCATTTATACCGATCCATGAAAATATTTCTGATATAGATTTCTGATCACAACCAATTATCTCTGCTAGTTTAGGCATACCATATTTACGTTGTGCTTTTTTAATCGTACTTCCTTTAGTTCCTCTTTTTTCATACTCATCATCGTTTGCTTCTTTAGCAATTTGTAAAATAAAATTATTTATATCTTCTTCAGACCATTCAGTGTGTTTAATTAAAACACCTGCTATAGCTGTGCAATAAACATCTCTTTGACCAGAACTTGCATATAAAATACATAGTGCAGTTGATAATGCAATCTTACCTAAATCTAATTTTAAATCTCCAGGGTATTTTTTAAATCCATTAAATACTTCCCACTTAACAACTTCATCTGCTTTACTGTGTTGAGATTCTGGAACTATTGTATAATGTTTTGCATCACTTCTTATTTCACAAAGTGTGTTACCGTGTGGAAACTTTTGACAAAACTTTTCAAATTCTTTTGGTAATATAAATTGTTTAAATTTTAATTGGTCATTCCAAATATAATGACTTGTTGGATTACTGTATCTTCCAAAAACTGCATTTTTATTTTTTAAATATAAATTTGTAAATCTTTGTACGATAGGATTATCTATATCAAAATCTGTATCTTGATCTAATCTTAGTGCTATTTCGCAGTGTTGGTATTTTTGTTTCCATTCTTCTTTCGTTATCTTAAAATCCGGACTGGACCAATCCTTGACTTCAGGTATCCCCTTAAAACAAGGGATGATAACCCTGCCAAGATCTATCCAATCTTCATAGGAAACAGGTTGTTTTTCCATCTTCTCATTCATAAATTAATAGTGGACGGTTCCACTCTCGCGTCGCCGTCCACTCCCGCAGGATTCTATAAATTCAAAGATTTTTTAGTTTCTTCTTGAACTTCCGGCTTAGCTTCTATCTCACCTTTACCTACTCTTTCAGCAAAGTTTTTGGCAATCTCATAGACACCTGTGTCTGAAACTGGTCCAACTTTACTTACGTCCCATCCAAACCACGTGCCTTTGTCATTTGACATTTGCACAGTCTTTAGTTTGTAAATGTGGCTATATGTAGGCGGTGTAAATAAACCATTCTTGCCTTGCATTTTGATACCCATCATCATTGAGTTCCATTTTCTACTAACTTTTAGTTGAGTAGATTTCATAGAAAGCAAAGCAGTTGATGGTGTATCTCCTAA